TACAAGCTACGCCTGTCTCACCGCTGAAACGGTTCTTGAGCACACGCAGCGTTGTTCTGTTACGGTTCTCTACGTCTTGCTGGTTACGCTCTAAGCCGATGCACATATCGGAGAGCTGAGCGATAGCAGCAGAGCCTCGGAGTTGTGCTAGTGATGTAGCAGCACCTTCCTCGTGTCCCTTACCTTCAGGGCGCTTGAGGTGGCTAACCAGAACAACACCGATGTTAGTCTCTTCCACAAGTGACCTTAGCTTGGTCATCGTGTTATCAATCATACGGCGCTCGTCTCCGTCACCCATACCAGATACAATGATAGAGAGGTGGTCGAGAACCACGTAGTCCACATCCATAGCTTTAGCCATATAGCGGATGTGTCCCAGCAGGTTATCACTGTCGAGGGAACCCCAGTGGTCGTAGAGGTAGAAGCGACCAGAGCCTACTGTCTTCTTGTAAGCCTCGTTGTATTTCTCATCAGGAGTAAAGGGCTCTAGGTGTAGAGGCTTTGACATCTCCAGACCAATGATACCGTTGGCTGTACGCTCGATGGATTCCTCAAGGGCGATGTAACCTAGCTTACGGTCAGTAGTTTTGAGTACGTGCAGTGCAATCTCTTTACATACAGCAGACTTGCCAATACCTGAGCCAGCACAGAACGTAACAATCTCACCTTTACGGAGTCCGTGTGTAAGAGCGTTAAGGCCGTGATAAGGGTAAGGGATGTTGTCATTCTCTTTAGGTACAGTGAGGCGCTCATAAAGCTCGGAGCCATCTACAATGTCATCAGGACGCCATACCTTAGCGTTCCAGAAAGCTTGGATTACTTCTTCACCTTTGTTGGCTAGAAGCATCTCGTTCGGGTCTTTCATAGACAACCGAGCAATCTTGCAAGTACCAGCGGGAAGGATGTGGGCCACACTTTCAGCAGCTTCACGACCAGCCTTGTCTTCGTCGAACATTACAACGACTTCCTCCCAAGTGGAGAGCCATTCAAGTTGCTTCTTGAAGATAGTCTTAGCTGACTGAGCGCCACTCGGAAGTGATACTACAGGCCACTTGTTTCCTTGGAGTTGGCTAACAGTAAGGCAATCAATCTCGCCTTCAGTAATGACCAGCTTCTTGCCACCATTAGGCCACAAGTTTTGACCGAAGAAATAAGCAGGGCTCCCATTACAGTGGAAGCTCTTGTCTGCGAAGCGATACTTCTGGGCGACCTGTGTGCCATCGAGGTTGCGGTAGTTGGCTACGTGACAGGGTTTACCGTTAAGTTCCCCGATTTGATAACCATATTTTACGCACGTGTCCTTGTGAATACCACGTGGTGTGATGTCCATGAACTGTCCGTTTACGAATCCTAGTGGTGATACTTGTGTTTCCATTTGTGTGTGTGTGTTTGTGTTTTGTTTGTTTCTGTTAGGCGTGAAAATACCGCAAGCATAACACTTGGTACTGCCATCAGAATTGTGTGTGAGTGCGTCACTGCTTCCGCAGTCATCGCAAGGTTGGTGTGTGGCTACTGCCTCTAAATCGTCCATTTGTGTGGGAGCTTTTTCTCGCACCACAGAAACCCGTGTTTGTCGCACCAGTCCCCGTAGGTGGTCTTGCTCTTCTTGCTTAGTGTGTTTGATGCTCGTTGAAATACAAAGCGAATGTCGAGGTCTGGATTTGCTTCCCTGACTCTCAAATGTTTGGTTCGGTCTGCCGCTATCCAATATCCCTTTACCTCCAGAATAATACCATTGTCCAAAACGAAGTCAGGTGTGTACTTACACTCCCTCGTGTAATTAAGTTTCATCGACTCGTAAGAGTGGGTAACCCCCGCCGCATTTAAGGCGGAGGCTACGGACTCTTCGAACTTCGAACGGAACTTAGAACGGCGCGTTGGACGTTTCCGCTTCATCTGCTACAGCAAAGGCTTCGTTGAGAGATTCACCGCTACCTACGTAGCCGTCTGCTTCAGCACCAAAGCCGAAGGAGCCATCACCGCCACCACCGTACTCAACTAGGTCGAGGACTTGTACGGCACGTAGTCGGAGGGTGTAGCCGAAGCCTTGGCTTGGAACGAACCAAGTGTTGACTTCAACTGCCATCTTGAGGATAGAACCGCTGCCAATCTTAGGCATAGCAATCTTCTTTCCTTGGCTGTCTACTGCTGCGATAGTGAACTCAAGAGTCCCCTTTGATTTGGTGTGAACCTTAGCCTTTTGCTTGGCGTAGATTTCGTGATCGCCTTCATCGTTAATACGAAGGGGAGAGGAGGCCGCCATACGGATTTTGTCTTTACCTTGGCGGCTGCACTCTTCCTTGTAAGCGGCATCTAGCTTGGGCTTTACGATAGCCTCAAAAGCTTTGAAGTCGCCTTCAGTTACGTGGAGCTTGCAAGAGTAGACGCCATCTTCATCAAACTTAGTGTCTGCTGTGTCGATGCGGGGCCATACTGCTTTACCTTTTGGTGTTGTGATTACTTTACTCATGTTGTTTTTCTATTACCTGTTATCGGTGGTTTTTACGTGACAGTCAGCAGAATGCTAACTGAAGAAATATGTACTATTTTTGATTTGGGAGATGTCAGCAGTGCCATATTCTGGCGGCTCTGGAAGCTCTAATCCTGAGGCTTGCTCTAATTGATGTTTCCAATCACGGAGCAGGTCAACACTAAATGTAGAAATAAATACTTCCCTTAGGCTTTTGCTCAAAGCTTCACACCCTGTGGCGTGTGTTCCGTAGCTATCGTGGATAAAAGCGAAGTCGTAGATACCCTCCTCTTTGTTGGCTTTGATGACTGTCTTGTGGAGAGCCGCTGCATCTAGTGAGTGAACAAAGTTCGGGCTCACACCGTTGCGTTGGCGTACCTTGGAAAGCTTATCGTCGTTCTCACGAAAGCGGATGTGGGTAGCTGTTCCACTAATCCAAGTCTTGATATTCTTACTGGTGAAGTTAAAGTATTCCTGATGCACAGGGAACTCGCTGGGGCTCTTCCAAGACAAAGGAACACCAGCTTTAGTGAGGATGCCAGCGCACTCTTGGAACCACTGCATACATTCTTTTGGTTTCTCTAAGACGCTCTCGATGCCTTTCCAGACAGCCTTAGCGAGGACGTGTACTGCTAGGAACTTCTCTTTCTCGTCAAAGGGTCTTGTGCGGCCCTCTCCGTGTACCTGGTCATCGTACCAGTCCGAGATATACAAGCGATTGCTGTATTCAGTTAGTCCATACGAGTAACACATCACGGGGCGCTTGGTTGTCTTACGGTCTATGCCAAAGTTCACCCAAGCATTCGAAATAGCATCCCCGTTGTCTGCCTGTGCTCTTAGAATTACCTCTGCTTGTTTTGCGACCACCCCGTAGATGTCTGCTGGTGAGTCCGTAGGCAGGACATTGGTAGCAGTCATCCCGTAGGGGTCACGGGTAAGCATAGAGAGAATCTGGAGTCCGTTATTGGTGGCATCCATATTCACAGGGAGGTATGTGTCTAGCTTACCCGTGTTCTGTAGAGTGGCCCATTCAAAGCACCACGCAAGGAATTGCCAAGGGTCACCCGCTTCTGTCCATAGTAACTCCTTGGTAGGGTTAGCTGCGATGCGGATGGCGTCCTTGGAAAAGTTCTCAGCCCACTCAGCGCGTTGGTCGAGTGTGACTTTATCATAGCCCCAAGTGTTAGCGCCTTGGATGGCTAGCCACTTGCGGTCTGTATCTGTTTTAATTCTTTGGGGGCGAGCGAACTGAAGCAACCCTCGGCACATATCAGGGCCTTGGATACCTAGGAAGGCAGGGATGTTGTACACCCGTCCTCGGAAGTCGCAGTGCGTAGGGTAAAAGAAACGACTCCCCATAAGCTTATCGGCTAGGTAAAGCACCTTGGCTACCAACAGACGCCTAGAGCGTGTCCCCATGTTACGCTTGTGAACACCTGAGGCCATTGTACGCCACTGGAGGTTTGCTATCTTGTTATCTTGGAAGTCATCGGGGATGTCAGGCATCACCTCATCATCACGACTAGGAAGACCACCGACTTTAACAGAGTTTTTCCAAGCCCACTGCATAGTCTGGAGGACTTCTTCGTTCACCTTCCACGGTGTCTGTTGGATGAGGTTACAGGCCTCCATAGGCTCGGTAATCTTCCCTTCAACACCTCGGAGGTAATCCATATTGGTGGTCTTGATAAAAGGGAGCTTAGGGAGGGCTGTGTCATCAAGACGGTAGCCACCTTCCCAGACGCTCTTCCATTCCCTCGGCGTGTCCACTGTAGGGAGCCAGAAAGGGCTTATGATTTCCTTGTGATAGTTGAACTCCTCAATCCACTTGAGAGTCTCTGGAGAGGCTGTGACGTACCTTGTAGGGTTCCTGCGTCCTGTTTCTGTGATTAGACGATACTCAATGATACCTGTGACGTCTCGGAGAAGTTCTACAAGGTTAAGTCCTGAGGTTGCTATGTCTCGGCGTGTCCAAGAAGGTAGCTCTTCCATCAAACCTTTCTCGACCTCGTGCTTCATACTTAGACGGATGTGGTTCTTGGTAGCTACCCATCCGCTCTTGCGGGTGGCTCCTAGTACGATGCCTTCACCCTTTGGGTTGTTGCGCACAAGGAACTCGGAGCGCCTCTGGTAGTCGATGACGTTACCCACCTTGGTACACATGGCAGTCATCTTAGAGTTCTGAGTGAGCTGGTCTAAGACAGTACGGATAACAAGGAACCCCAGCTTCTCTGAGGGTATCTCCAGCAGGTCTATCTGCCACTGAGGTTTGTTCTTAGTAGGAACCCACTTCGCCTTGAGGTCATCCAAAGCTTTGATGTAAGATGGAAGAGCTCCACGGATGAGTCGTTGACCATAGGAGGTCTCTGATTCCATCCCACGAGCACGAGCACCCTCTACCTTGTTACGGTAGCGCCCTACGCCCACGGCGGTCATATCGTTGTTAAGTTCTGTTTGTGTCAGTGTGTCCATAGTCGAAAGAATTGTCAGTGATTTGTCACCGAGGCAATAAATAGATTAATAATAAAACGGATAAGTGATTGTTCTAAAATGCTTACTTTACAGTCATTTAACAACGTGAGGTGACAAAAAAGGCATTACTGGTGTCATAGGGAAAAGCCTAACTTTATTTATAACGTTGTCAACGCATTGATATCTAACATAATTCATAGAACATTGTCATCACGTACTTGCCTTTGTTTTAGCTATTTTGACAATGTTTGTCACTGATTTGTCACTGCACGTAGTGTTTACAGAGGGCAGCCAGAGGTGCGTTTGAGTATTTGTAGCCCTTGCTGCCAATAGTAAACGAATCGGTGCGAAGTTTAGTCCTCGTGTATATCGGTGTATATTGTTGTATAGTTCATAGTTGTTTCCAGTTTGTTTCCATTTTGGAAATAGTTGGTGGGCTGTTGCCGTAGTGGTTGCCTTCGTGGTTGCCGTAGTGTTTGCCAAAGTGGTTGCCTTCGTGGTCTCCGTGGTGGAAGCCAAAGCGGTTGCCGACGTGGTTGCCACGGTGGAAGCCGTAGTGGTTGCCGACGTGGTCGCCCCAGTGGTCGCCATTGTGGTCGCCTTCGTGGTCGCCGATAAAGTTGCCGATAAAGTCAGCCTCAAGCGATGTCTGGATAAGCTCGCCGTCCTTGTTAAATTTAAAGGATGCGATTTTTAGGATGTCTTCTAGTGTTGGTATTTTCATAATATGTACGCCCTACATAACGAACGATCTCTTGCGAGCTACTGTCCACTGTCCTCCGTTGAATGGCTTGGGTTTCTTCATAGTGTATTGGTTGATTCTTACTGCTGGGTAAATATTAGTGTTTAGATTGAATTGTGTTGACCTGAGTCGAGATCATCGACCATAGCCATTCTTTAGGTTTGTTTGCCTCTAGTCCTAGCATGTATGATTCGGCGTCCTTTTCAGTCCCAGTGAATACGGAATGTGGTAAGTCCCAGTGTTCCCACGGCATCGGGTCTTCATCGACGTATATTACCCATATTTTAGTTTCTTCATTCACCATCTGAGCGCCAGATTGCTGTGCTTTCCGCCTCAAGCATATCATTACCTCGTTCAACGAAGGCTTCTGCGACTCCTGTAGGGCTGAACCCAGAACAGACACAGAGCCTGTACAGATGTTCGACGGTCTCCGTTAGTGCTGGTGTGTAATCTGTCTCGATTGTGATTTGAGTGGTATGTATTTGTAGTGTTAGCTTCATATTATTTGAGTTGGTTTTATTTGACTTGAGAATGTCCTTCGCCACTTCACGTTTAATAATGAAGGGCAAAGGGGTTTGTAGTTATGATGTACCCCTACATCACGGTTTCTACTGAAGGTTTGTTAATGTAGCGGAGACTGCTCAAGGGCATTACGTGCGTCAAGCATATTTACAGGAGTTAGCTTAGCGTATCGAAGGGTCATCTCGAAATTCTTGTGTCCCATCCACTCCTTAACGATTTGTAACGGCACGTTACGTTGAACCAAACGGGATGCACAGGTGTGTCGAGTTAGGTAGAACACAAACTCTTTGTCTATTTCGTTAAGAGCACCTCTAACAAACTTCCAAGCTGAAGCGATACGTCCCTCACTGAACCGAGCGAACGGAAACTCCTCGTCGGATAAGGCTATGTAAGCTTTGTAAGCTCTATCCGTAAGCCAGATGGTACGAGGGTAGTTGTTCTTGGTCTTTCGCAGGTCAACGAGCCACCCGTGTTCACTGTCCTCACGTATGGCGGTTTTAGGTATGAAGCGAGCCTCAATAGGGCGCATCCCTGTGTCTAGTTGCCACTCAAAGAACCGAGCGAAGTCGTCACGACCATCAGCTTCCAAGGCGTCTATGATTTCATACTCTTCTTCGAGAGTAAGGAACCTCATACGTCCGTTGTTCACCTTCTTTGACTCTATCTTAGGGCGACTGGAGAGAAACCCACGGTCTACCCCGAAGGTCAGTATCTTTGACAAGCAAGACATGCGGCGGTTTATCGTAGCGTTGGCGAGCCCTAGCTTTTCCATTGCGAACACGTAGGTATCCAGAGCTGCCACATCTAAGCGGGAAACATCGAAGCCCTCCCCGTAGTGCTTTAACAAAAGGCTTATGTTGGAGCGCTGGGCGGCTTCGTTGGCGGTTCCTTCCCAGTAACGTACCATCGTCTTGTCTGCTAGTTCACCGAGGGTGATAGAATCCCCAGTGCATTCAAGAAGCTCCGTGTAGGGCATCCCGAGTCGGATACGTTTCTTTAGCTCTGCCTCCCAAGCGGTTGCTTCCTCTACAGTGTGCCATTGCCGTCTGTAGCGAACCCCTTGAATCATGAAGTCTGCCATGTAACGTGTGCCGTTTTTTCTAATACTCATTGTCTAGCCGCCTCCTAGCGTGCGCGTGTTCTTGTGTGTGTGTTTTGTATCCTTTTGCTTGTGTGTGTTTCGTGTTACTCGGATTGCTTTGTTAGTTCGGGATGCCAGATACCTAAGTAACGTTCTCGCATCTGGAGTCCTAAAGCCGTAAGGCGAACTAACTTTAAGCGGTGGTCATTTATGTCTACTTCGTAATAGATAAGACCTGCTTTGATTAAGGCTTGGTTTGTGCGTGTGAGCTGTGAGCCATTCATCTTTAAGAATTTCTGCAGAACCTTGCGCGGAACCAAACCATTATCACTCAGAAAAAGAACCCCCAGAATCTGAATAGTTTCATAAGTAATGTGAGGCAGATATTTAGACTGCTCTTCAAACAACTTTTGGCGGTGCATTAAGAGTGCGCAATTTTTAGCGAAGTATTCCATAGGCTTAGTAAACTATTAAAGTTTCAGATATGCAACTACTTTTTATTTCAGATATGAAACTACTTTATTATAACCTATAAGTCAGAGAATACCCCGATGTGGCGGTTTGAAACATACGGCGGTTTCTTTCGGTTTCGCTTAAGCCAGAAATGCTTCCAGCCCGAATCAATCAGTCGGATGGTCTCTTTGTCAAAGGCTCTGCCGAGGGTGTCTTCACTTTTGCCCCCGCGGTTTGATACGCGAGTGGCGTTGTGGAGGTTGCGGTAGGCTTTAGGTCGTGCGTGTAGTGGTGTCATAATAGTGTGTGTGTGTTTTAGGTGTGTTATTTGTTGTTGAGTTCTGTTGCGTATTGAATGAGTGACTGTTTAACGTCGCTTGGTAGGTCGAGCTGTCTTATGGCGTACCTTGCGGCGGTTTCAGGTGTTCCTTGATGGGAACCAATAGCATTGCGTATTAGTATATGCGCTAGGTTGAGGCGTTCTGTTATGTCTCGCATTAGTTTATTGTGTGGCGGTTTGTTATTGATTAGCGAGCTCTGGCGAGCCCTAGAAGAAAGCAAGGCCAGTGGCGGCCATTAGTAAGGATGCTGCTTCAGATGTGTTTAGTGTGTTTTTCATAGTGTTGATTCGGTTGGTGGTTGGTTGATCGAGCTTTATTCTTCAAAGAAAAGAGCGCTTTCGAAGCCCTCAACAGATCGGCCTGCTTTATCCCATAGAGAGAGAAACAAATTATATTGAGTGCTAGGCGAAATGTAGCGGACAGCTTCAAAGACTTCGGGAGCGTTGTCGAATGCCCAATCATTTAAATCATGGGAGCTTGGGTGTGGTAGTGGTATATTATTCATAAGGTTTATTATGTGTTTAGGTGGTTTATTGTGTGGCGGTTTAAAAGTCGAAAGCAAGGCCAGTGGCGGCCATTGCATCTTTTAAGTGTTCCCTTGCGGCGGTTTCGTTATGTATTTGCTCGCCTAGCTTGATGCGGTGCTGGGCGGTTTCATAGGTTAGCCCATAGGCGGCCGCATAGGAGCCGATAGAGTCAAACCTGATTAGATAGTCAAGGTAGTAGCCCTGAAAGCGTTTGTGGGAGGGTGTGGCGGTTTCTTTGTCCATAGTAAGGTCGGCCTTACGGCCTAGTGCGTGTTTATGTGTGGCTGTGCGTGTTTATGTGTGGCGGTTTATGAGTAGTGGTCTTCAAAGCAAATGGCACATAGGCCTTTGCGGAAAACGTCAGGGTGCTCACAAAATCCACACTTGGCGGGCTTGGCGGTTTCTTTTATAGTAACAATTTGCATTTATGCGTGGCGGTTTGTGATTAAGCGTTTATGTCGGTTATGTAGTATTGAGT